CATCGAGCGTGTTGTGGCCTGCATCTCTCTGGCGCTCTTGCGATCCTCAACCTCCAGCTTTTCAAAGTTCAGGCCCAACTCCTGCGCCTGCTTTTGCAACTCAATCTCGGCCATCTTGACCTGGGCGATCTGCTCGGCTGACAGCTTGTTGCTGGAGATCATGTCTTGGACTTTGTTTTCGTCCACGCCAATGGCTTTGGAGATAGCAGACACGGCCATACCGGCCAGTGGGCCACCAAGCGCAGTGGCGATAGTGGGTGCGATTTGTTTGAGCCAGTCCATCACTTCTTCTCCAATTGGTTTTTGATGACTGCGATGTCTTGGCGGTTGTGCTGGATGTCGTCGCGGTTCTTCTGAATCTCAATTGACAGGTCTTGCCGCAGGCGCTCACGGGCCAGTTCAGCGCCGGTGTTCGTCGCTTGCTTGTTGTCGCTGGTGACCACTAGGCTGATCTTGCTGTTGAGGATGGTGACTTCGTGGCTCAAGTTTGCCAGCGCAGACATGAGGTAGACCACGCAGGTAAAGAGCAGCGGTAGAACGGCAAACGTCAATTTTTCAATCAACGCGCCTTTTGCAGATTCTTCAGCCATTATTTGTCCACCTTGCCATCGAGCTTGTCGAAAATTTTGCCGAGCATGTCGCGTATGTCTTTCAAGTCGGTCCGGTAGTCGTCGCGGGCAACGTAGCTCATGGGCATCTGGCGCACGTCGCTGTCGAGGCGGTCAATGGCTTGGTAGATGCGGTTGAGCGTCCAACCGCCCAAGAACCCAGCGACAGCGACGGCGATGTTGAAAAGGGTCTGGTAGTCCATGATCAAGGTGCAAGGTTGTTCTGATTGTCAGGGGCCAAGGCGTTGCGCTTAGCTGCGCGGGTCTTTGGGCCTTGCTGCCTGCGTGACGTATCGGGGCGCCCACCTCGCAGGGATTCATCAAGATCAGCCACTAAGTCCAGCATCCGTTCACGATTGGCAATCGCGGCTTGACGGGCACGTTCGGTATCTGCCCGTGCAGCAATTTGTTCAAACGCCCGCGCTTTTTCCCGCGCTTTGCCAACAGCGTCTTGCATCCATGCGCGGTCCATCATCTTGGCCGCAACGGCTTTATCACTAAGCGCTTTGAAACCCGGCGCCACCTCGGCCAAATCGACTTTGGTTTTGTCAAACGCAACTTTCTCCGCAGCGGTCAGATCAAACATGCGCCCCGCCGCAGCCTTGTCGGTGGCTGACTTCAGCGACGCGCCAAAGTTTTGGAACGTGGCTGGCGTTGCTCCGCGCAGGCCGGTGCTGATCTCGGGCAAACCTGTCAGCGGGTTGATGTCAAGGATTACCTCACGGCTAGTTGGGCGCCGGGCTGCGGCCTCGGCGGCTGCTTGCTGCGCCTCGGCCTGTTGGCCAAGTGTGCGGGACATGCCCGCAGCGCGTTGCTGTTCCGCGCGCAGTCCGGCCATCGTTGCTTGCGCGCTGGGTGCGGGCAAAGCGCGAGCCAAGTCCGGCGCAACAGGCGTCACCTGTGGACCATACTGGTTTGGCTGCAGCACAAAATTTGGCGGCGTGAACGACTGCTGCGAGTAGTCGTAAGGCACCAATGCGTTAGGCGTTGCGTTTGGCTCGACTGGCCGCAAGCCGCTAGGAACTGGCCTGTAGTCGGGCGGCATTGCGTTTGACCGTTGGTAGCCTGGCGACGCCATGCGCCGCGCCATCAAAGCCGATGCTATGTTGCCTGCCGCCGCGCCCGCACCGCCACCAATAATCGCGCCAGGCAGGCCAAAAGGCGAGCCAAGAATGGCGCCCGCAGTGCCTGCCGCGCCGGATCGCGTGGCCTTCTCCCTAAACGTAGGCTCGCGCACCACGCCACCCTGCATGTTTTCAGGAAAGTTGGCAGCAACGTTTGCAATTTTTGCTATGTTGCCAGACAAAGGTCTGCCTTCAGCAGCCAGTTTTGCCAACTCTTGGGGGTTGACAACACCCGTCGCCAAATTGGTAGCGCGTCGATAGTCGTTGATTCTGCCTGCCAACGCGCGAGCATTGCGAAAATCAGCAACCAGCATGGGGTCGGTAATGCTGTTTTCGATTGCCGTTTCAAGCGCGCGCGCAATGCCCATGTTGACATCAGCAATCGCAATCGCGCCCGGCGACGGGGGGTTTATACCCACTGATTGTTGGTTGTATACCGCCTGCGCATCACGACGCAACTGTCGAATACCATCCAATACCGTGGAGCCCGGTGCGCCGCCTTGCAATTGACCTTGAACCGTGTCAATAAAGCTGTTGACTGCCGCAGCTTGACCAGTGTCGCCAATTGCCGGAGTTACTTTTAGGCTGTTGATGTCTCTTATTACGGCGTCATCAGCGTTAATCCGAGGAATTGTACTGACCTTGCTGTACGGCACGCTGATGGCAGGCGCTTCCAGCGCAGTATCAAACGCTTTAGCGTCCAACTTTATTGTTTCGGGCAGGCCCATGTCCTCCCTAGCGCGTGCGGCAATTTTTGGCAAATTCAGCTTAGACAGATTGCCTTGAAGACCTGTCGAGCCGACAGCGCCGCTTTTAATCCGCGTTACAGCGTTGGGGTTGGACAGTGCAGGGTCGAGCGCCAGACCAAGATCAAGCGCGTCTTTAACCGCGTCAATGCGAGGCGCATTCAACTCGCTTTGGCGAATTCTTTCGGCCTGCACGCGCTGCTGACGAGCCTCAATAGGCGCTTTGATTGCAGGCGCAACTTGCTGCACAGCCGGACGCGCCAGCGTAGCCATGTTGCCCATCATGTTCAACGGCACGCCTTGAAGGCCCGTGCTTGCCAAAGCGTTGCCGATAGATTCCACTTGCGCTTGCGCGGTGGGGCTCAGTGTGGGTTGAAAAAACTGCTGAACCTTGCGGCCTGTTGCCTCGCCTGCGCGAATGCCTGCTTGGGTACCAAACTTCCCGCTGGTCAACGTGCCGCCAATCTTGGCAACTTCAACAATTGGCGCCGTAACCGCGCTTGTGCCCAGCGCAATAGCAGTTTCTACGGGCGCAAGCAACTGCTCAACAAACGACGCGGGTTTAGTTGAAACAAGCGCCGTGGTCTCAGGTACAGGGCCACCATAGCCGGGTATCTGATCAACAGAACGATTGCCGGTTTTGCGGGGCGGTGGAATTTCGCTATCAGGCTGCTGGTATTGCAGCCAAGGCGCTGCCGCTTGCGAAGCCTTTTGATACTGCTCCCAAGGTGCGGCCATTATTGCTTCTCCCAATTTTTTTTGTCAGCGGGGTCGCCACCTTTAAATCGATAGCCCTGCTGCACCGTGCCAACTTTAGGCGCCGCAGGCGCAGGCGACGCTGCGGGCGCAGGCGGCGCTGCTGCAGCGCCGTCGCCGCGCCGCGCGCGGTATTCATACGTCAAGTCGTATGCTTCTCGTATGCGCTGTTTAGAATCGTTTGTGGCTTGAGCAGCGTTAAGCAATGCCTGTTTCAGATCGGGCGTATCTTGCGTGCGCTTGATTGGTGCAAAGGCGTCGCGCAAGTATTGGTTCTCCGTGTTAGACACCGGACCCAACGCGCCGCCAGTGGGCGATGCCGCACGCATGTCTTGCAACTCTTGAAAACCGCCTCGGGCGATAATGCTGTCGTACAACGCTTCAGCCTGCCGCGCTTCCGCTGTGATGGCTGGCGTGCGGCCGTAAATTAAACCAGAGATGCCCGACAAACCGGGGTGATTTGCCAAGGTTTCTAAATCGGCGGCCAATCTATCTGCTTTAGATTCAAACGTTTTTACTGCTGCTGTAGCTTGCGGGTACTTAGCCTCAAACGTTTGCATTTGTTTGGGGGTCAAAGATACGCCCTGCCCTGCTGGCGTCATGCGCCTGTTCAATGCTTCTTCGCGGCTTACAAAAATAGTGTTGCCTGATGCGGGGTCAATCACTGCAACAGGTGGTTGTGGTGGTGGCTCTTGGCGCGGCGGCGCTGGCGGGCGACTAGCCATAGCAATTTCGCGTTGGTAGTCAAACAAATTACCCCTGAAGCCTTGCGCTTTTGCAGCGTTAAAGTTGCGAATCAGATCGGTGTCAGTGCGCTCTGGTGCTGCGTATAGCTCTTGACCTGTTGGCGAAACAAGTCTGTTACCAACAACGACGGGTCTGTTTTGGTCCCCACGCAACGCAGCCTCGTACTCTTTCGTCAACGTCTGCACCATCCGCACAACGCGAGCGTCGTTTGACATGTTTGACATGTTTAACTGGTCAATCTCAGCGCGTATCTGCTCGGGTGTCCGGCCTCTGCCCGCAGGCTGCGCTGCAAGCATTGCGTTGACAGGCGCAGCGGCAGGGGGTGCAAGGGTGTTGGCTTGTGCAAGAGGCATTTCTGCGCCCATACGCCCGCTAGGTGCAATCGCTTGCCCCATTGCGTTAGGCGGCGCAACTGCGTTCGGTCTGGCGGCTTCGTATGGTTTGCCGTAACTATCAATGCCGGTTTCAGGCTCGGCAGGTGTGCTAGGCGCAGCCATAGCGCCGGGCGCAGATGACGGCATGGCGGGCGCAACAGCAGCGCCCTGTTGCCCACCCCTAACTCTTGCCAAGAGGTCTTGGAACCCACGCTCAGACGCTTGGCTCTTAATAAACTCAGCAGCGCCCATCGCTTCGCGCTGACGCCAGTTTTCAAAGCCTGTCGGATCGTCTGGAATGTCAGCCAAGTCTTGGTCAAGCGATCCAAGCTGCTGCATCACGGGTCCAAGGTCAGGGTCTGAATGCTGCATCCGAACTAGCTCACGCGCAGCCTGCGGCGTAGGCGCTCTAAGTATCCGGTCGCGAAACAGGGCCGTTTTTTCAACCGTCGCCTTGCGCCTGCGTTCCGCTCGCAAGGATTCAAGATTTGCCTGAAATTCTTGCCGACGCATGGACATCATCTCACCCTCTTGCGCCAGCTTTTGCTGCGCGAGGGCGTTCTGCGCTACAGCTTGTCGGCCTTGCTCAAACCCTTCGTAAAAGTTTTTCGGGCCTTCTTGGGCTAGGAGGTTAAAGTTAAGTGCCATGATTACACCTTAGAAATACTGACCAAGGTCTTGATTGCCATACGCCAAGCCACTGCCAAAGCCTGACCCACCAAGGCCAGTTTGGCTAAACGCGGCTTGCGCTGATCCACCATAGTTGCCTAGGTAGCTACCCAACGCGCTACCAACTTGACCGTAAGCAGAGCTTCGAGCTTGCTGCCCCGCCAGCAAAGCATTGCCGGTGTTGACGCCCTGTTGATTCATAATTGAACCTGCGCCCGTGGCGTAATTCTGGCCCATAGTGCCCATAGCGTTTGCGGATGTCGGGCCATACCCGACAACGCCTGCAAGAGCGTTACGTCGCAGCCCTTGCGTATCACGAAAACGGTTATAGGCGTTGCTGTACTCTTGCGAGGCAAGGTCTTGACCGTACCGTTGAATGCCTTTCAGCGTTGCGCCCGACATCAGGTTGCCACGGGACGCCGCACCACGCTCCAAGGTCTTCATGCCTTCGGACAAACGGAAGGCGTAGCCGGGGTCGGCTTGGTAGTCGGCTTGTGTGAATCCGCGCACCAACTCGCCACCTTGCCCGATGCCTTGAAGGTATCCTGGAAGCGCGTTAACGCTGGCTTGGTAAAAAGGCTGCTGTCGGGCTATGCCCTCGTCATACATGCGCTGTTGCAGCGCTAAGTTGCGGTCGCTGGCGGCGTTTGCCGCTTGTGCAGCATCTTCCGCTGCGCCCGACGCGCCACCACCTGTAGCTTCTTCAACCGCACCACCAAGCGTAGCCCCAAGTCCCGCAGATGCTAACGCAAGACTGGCGCCGCCAGTTGCCGGCGCAAGCAAGAAACCGAGACCGGCCCCTAAAAGACGACCTAAACTCATGATGTTCCCCTTATGTCACTTCGCGCCCGCTGACGCGCATGTTGATGGCGCTGGCAGTCCCAGCAATTGTACTGATGAAGTCGCCG